GGCCATCACCCGTCAACGTGGTCGACACCTGGTCCTGCTGGATCTGCGTGGCATCCAGCCGCGTCTCCAGCCCGAACTGGCCCGCCACCCACGCCGCCTGCCGGGCGACAGCCTGGCCCAGCCAATGGAGATCCCGCGCCCGAATCCTCGCCGTGTCGGCGTAGATCCGGTTCGTGAAGATCTCAATATCGGACTGCGCCTGGGCAAGCTGCGCATCCGTCACCGTCACCCCAGTGGTGTCGATGACTTCCTGCACGGTCACCCAGGCGTTCACCATGACTAGTCGCCCTTGCTGCTACTGGTGTCGCCGCCGGCGTCCTCGATGACGTCGCGCGGGGTGGTGGTGTCCTCCGGGTGGTGGTCCACCGATGCGGGGACGGTGTCCACGGAGTATGTGAGTGTCAGGGACACCCCGTCGGGATGCTCCTGTGAGCCGTCGAAGCTGATGTCGCCGCGCGGGTGGAGGCCGCGCTGGATCGCTTCGTTCGCCACCCCCGCCTTGTTGGCGGTGTGTTCCTCTTCGGAGTCACCCCACTGGCGGGCGAGGACAACGAACTCCTTCACGAACCGGGTGCCGTCGGAGCCGTCCGCAGACCGCTCGTCGACCTCGGTCTCGGGCTCGCCAGCCTTCGCCGGGAACTGTTTCGCCCGCGCACTGCTGGTCTTCTTCGCTGCTGCTGCCACGGCTCACCTCCCTGGTGTAGTGCCGTGCCGCCCTGAGCCGAGGGCGGCACGGCACGCAAGAGAGGTCAGCCGACGAGGATGGACGCGCCGGCCGGGTGGCCGTAGGCGAAGCCGCGGCGGGCGCGCATCTTGAGGATGGACTCGTCGGTGAGCGCGGACAGTCCGTCGCGGCCGTCGATGAACACGGACTCGGGGCCGGAGCGGATGCCGAGGAGCAGCAGTTCGGGGTTGACGAACGCCATGATCGGGCGTCCGGTCGGAGCCGAGGTGGCGGTCGCGGACAGCTTCGCGCCGAGGGACCAGCGGATCGGGACGTTGAAGACGGTGTCGGGGGTTCCGGCGGTGCCTTCGACGAAGATCGGACGGTTCTCGTCGTCCTTGACGCCGCGGAGGAACTTCCGGAACGCGGTGTGCGCGACGGCGACCATGTTGCCAGGGTCGAAGTAGTCGCCGGCTTCGACGTCACCGATGGCGGTGGAGAACTCGTCGTAGGTCGGGGCGTTCGCGCTGGAGGCGGTGGTGATGTTGTCGCCGCCGGTGTACCCGAGGGTGGCGTCGGTGGTGTTCAGCAGCTGGTAGAGGCTGGTGAACGGGATCGTGGTGCCGTTGCTGGCTGCGCTGACGGCGAGGGATGCGTTGTCGAGCATCTTGGCGTACGAACGGCCCCAGCCGACCATCTTCGAGTTGATGATGTTGGAGACGCCGTCGTCGATGTCCTCTTCGGCGATACGGACGGCCTTGCCGAACTTCACCGCAGTGAGGAGGACTTCGTCGTTGAGCGAGGTGTCCTCGCCGTAGGTGCCGCCCTTCGCGACGACCGCGACGTCCATGCCCGCGGTGCGGGGGACGTGCTTGGTGTCGGAGCCCATGGGGATGCGGGCGGCGAGGGACTCGATCGCGGAGATCTGGGTGATTGCCTGGACGACCCTGGACGTCTCCCACTCTTCGGGAATCCAGGCTTCCATCGTGTTGCGGGCCACGGTTGCCCTCCTGTGGGCACGTGATGGGGTAAGCGGTCGGCTCGGGCCCCATCACGGGCGCCTACAAGCAAGGCAGGTGGCTGGCTCCGATCACCGGAGCAATTCACCTGTCGATGAATATACCTGCGGTCGTCAAGCCCTTCCCAGCAGTCGGGCCGCATAGATGTCCCCGGTCGACTTCGGCTTCTCCACCGCCGCCGGCTTCGGCGCCCCAGTGGGGCGGGCTTTCGGCTTCGGCTTGTCCTGCGGCAGCAGCTCCGGATAGTCGCCCTTGACCCGGTCGACCTCCGCCTCGACGCCGAGGAGTTCACCCTCGTCGTCCACGGTGACGGCGTCCCAGTCGATGAGCTTCATCAGCCGGTCCGGGCTCGCGAACCCCGCCTCAGCGAGCGCCGCCCGCACACCTGCCTTCTTCATCGGCTCCCGGAACCGCTTCTCGCCCTCCTCGCGGGCCTCCCGCAGCGCCTTCTCGTGCTCGGTCTCGTCACCGCGGGCCTTCTCCTCCAGCTCCTTGTTGCGGAGCCGGTGCCGCTTCGCGTCCTCGTTGGCCTTCTTCAACGCGGCCTGGGTGCGCGCCCACTCGTCCTTCGACGGAGGCTTGAACTCCCCCTCCGGCTTCTTCGCGGGCGGCTTCGGCTTCGGCTGCTCCTCCGGCTCCGGGTCCGCTTCGGGCTCAGGGTCGACGGCCGGCTCCGGGTCGTCGTCGACCTCGACTTCGATGTCCGGCTCGTCGTCGGTTTCGGCGCCGCCGGCGATCGGGTAGATCGGTCGGCTGTCAGCGCGGTAGCCGAGGATCGTGCCGGGCGGGACGCTGATGCCGTCGGCCTGGTCAGCGGTGTGGATGCCCATCTGATGTCCCTCCATCGCGGGGGCTGTGGTGTACGACGCCCGTCGCGGGCGCCGGGTCTATGCGGCCGTAGTGAAGCGGCCTGTTCGGAGAGCGGCCCGTGCGCGGGTCTCAACTGTGGGCAGCAGGTCTCGCTCGGCTCGCAGGAGTTCCCCGACTGCGCGCAGTCGGGCTGCACGGGACTCGGACGGGCGCGCCCGCCCGTAGGCGATGTTGCGTTGCGCCTCACGCCGTAGAGCCTCCGGGAACGGGGTCCCGTCCGCCGACCACGAGTTGTTCCACGGGACGGTGCGGCACCTGCAATGAGCGTGGAGGGGCGGTCCCTCGACGGGTTGAGCGCGGGTGCGGCGCTGCCGTGGATCCCACGACAGACCGCCGGGGAATGGCACGCCGACAGGGCTGACGCGGCCGGTGTAGGCAAGGCAGCGCACGCACGCGTCGGCCTCCGACACCCACAGGCGCAGCGGGGCGGTGGCGTGGGCTGCGGTGTCCAGGCCGTCCCGCACCGCCGTGTTGAGTACCCAGGAGATGTGGGCGCGGGCCGCAGGCAGTACGGCGCGGGCTGCACCGAGTCCGGCGAGGACGTGCGTCCATCGGTTGGCCCGGTCCGGGTGGAGGAGGAACAGGGCGCGGTCGCGGCGCTCACGCACCATGTCGGCAACCCGCCGCGCCTCATCCACCAGCCCAGGCCGAACCGGCGGAACAGCCGCGGTCCGGGTCCGGCCGGACGCCGCCCGTACGAACGCCAACCCCTGTGAAACACCCAGCCCGACAGCCTCACCCAGGGCGCCCGCCAGCACGGTGGGGGCGCGGTCGGTGATGCCGTCCAGGATGCGCCGTACCGCGGCCCGCGCGGCAGCAAGAATCCTGCGCAGCGCATCCCCCGGCACGGCAGGCTGGTCAGGGGCGCCGAACGCGCGTATCCACGCCGTGAGACTCCTGCGGATCAAGTCCTCGAACGCCGTGTCGCTACGCCCGAGGGCGTCGGCTGCGACGCGGTCCTCCAGGCCGGTGACGGCGTCCGTGTGAGCGTCCTGCACGAGGCGGGCAAGACGGTGGCTGCGGTACGGCATCAGCCCTCCTCCTTCTGCACCCCAGCAAGGACTTCGAGGTCGGAGAGGGCACCAGCCAGGAGAGCCTGTGCCTGCTCGCTGGAGAGGACCCCGAGCGTTGCCGCCGCGCCGAGTTTCTGCGCGGAGTCCGCGAGAGAAGCGAGGATGTCCACGCGGCGCTGGAGTTCGGCGTCGTCCACTCCGGCGAGCCATTCGTCGACCTGCTCGGCCCGGTAGCCGCCCTCCATGAGTGCCTGCTTCCGGGGCACACCAGCCTCGATCTTCGCTTTGACGGTCTGCCAGCCCTGCACGGAGGTGACGGACCGAGCGGGCACCCAGTCCACGGTGACGACGGGGTTGTCGATGCCGAGGCGGCGCAGCGCGAAGGTGAACGCTTCGACGACGCTGGCGCCGTAGGAGGTCTGCCGGTTCTCGACCTTGCTGATGAACGGGC